GTAAAAAAAAAGACCAAAAACAAGTTTGGTCTTCCCTCTTATCGTCTACCTTTTTTAGTAGCCTTTTCCATTTCTTCTTTTTCTTTTTCGTATTGTTTAGCCAATCGCTCCAAAAACCATCTTCTCAAAACGATTGGTAGACTATAAGCTTCAATGAAACTCCAACCGCCAAAATGCTTTAGTTGGAATATCTCCTCGTAGACACTTTGGATATAATCATCGTTTAGGCCAAAAAAATTCAGTGGTAAACGGTACCTCCATTTCTTGCTCATAGCTACAATCTGGACATTCAAAGTGTTGGGCAAGGTCAACACTAGGTACCGCATCATTATAAGTGAATCTCAAATGACGGGAATCGATTGCTGGCATGTTCTGGATGAAGTTAGAGATAACTCCTTGGTCTGTTTCGCCGTTGACAGAGACAATATACATTCTCATCTGATCGGTAAGACCCAATTCAGGAAGCTTGTTTTTTTGTCTCATTGAGTTTGTTTTGACGATTGTCTTTTCATCTCTCCCTGTCAAAGGTCTTGCTTCAACAGTAACATTAGTTTTTGGCAGGGTTATGAGGAAGGTTCCTTCTTCTGTCTTCTCTGCAAAGGTTGTATCCTCTTGGTTTGCATTAGAAGCTTCTAGAGCTTCATCTAAGTCAAAAGTATGGTCAGATACAGATCCACAGGAAGGGCAAGGAATCTTTGTATTGTAGTCGGCTCCATAGCCTGAAATTCTTGTTGCGACAAGAATAGCATTCTTATCTCCAATAAGAAGGTCGTCAATGTTGATTGACTTGTCAACCAAGACACTTTGGATAAGACGGTCAAGAACAACACCCTTTTTAATCAAAGAGCGATTGACAAGAATGTCTTCATCCTTGGCAGTCATATATCTGATTTCAACTGACTCTGCATTGTGAAGAGAATGCCCTTCTGGATAGAACTGTCCCTTAGATGGAAGCTCGACCATCTCTGTTGGTGTTGCGAAGTCTAAAGGATTTGTTGTAGTGGTTGCGGTTGCACCAGTTGAAGTATCTGGCTCATGGGATCCGAAGCGATCCTGATTGTTTCTGCTGCTCATTAAAACCTCATTGAGTTAAGTTTTGATTGCATTATATGATAAAAAATGTGGTTTGTAAAGTGTTTTATTAGTTGCCTGATTTGAAAACATTAATGGCATCTGTGAGACCGCTGTCGTCAAAGGATCCTTGCTTGACTTCATATCTAACAAAGTCGTATCTCATTTCAACTGTAATGTTCATCAAGTCTTCAGAACCATAGTCGAAATCTCCCATTTCAACATTCTTGACCCAAGCATTAATCAAAGTGAAACTTTCAATTTCTTTACCCTTATCGTCAAGGGTTACAATCTGAGGAAGTTGGAGAGCACTGATAGCTTCTGCCTTAGAGATTGTTTCAAAGTTTGTAACGGAAGGGACTCTATATCCACTCTGAGAAAGGAGTGCCAATGCATAACCAGTTGCATTTGGCGAGATAGGGTCAACCATTGTAAAAGAAACCGTATTGTATTCAACCCTACCCGGATAGTAGAAAGTGTGATTGAGATACTGGTGTGGGGTTTCAGTCACAGTCAAAGAAGGTCTATTGACTTTAGTGATTACCCATGTATCAAGCCCTTTCAAGCGGAGGACGAATCTATAAGCTCTTTTTGGTTGTGGAGCATTTGCCCAAAATTTCTTACTTACCATTGTTTTAGGTTTCCTTTCTAATAGTTTTCTTTATAATAAATAGTTGTTTTCTATTTTTTAGTCTTCAAATCCTGCACCAGAGTTTGTGATTACAAAGTCGATTGCGAAGAATTCAACAGCCTTGGTTGGCTTCAAGAAAATCTTAGCATAGATTGTGTTTCTATCAATCATCTCTGCTGTGGTTGTGGTGTCATCAAGGATAACACGGAATGCTTCCAAACCGAAGTTGTTCTTGATGTTGTCCAAGAATGGATTTACCTGACCAGTGAATCTTGCCCAAGTAGCTTCAACATTTGGTTCGAACAACAAGTTAGCTGCAATTCTTGAAATTTCTTTCTTTACAAAGATCATCAATCTTCTTACATTGATTCTATCCAATGCCGAAGGAGTTACTTGAAGTGTCTTCTGCCCGAAGATTACAATTCCTTCGCTTGGGAAAGAAGCGATTGGGTTGATGTGTCTTTCGTACAAGTAGTCTCTTTCCTTAGAGGTAAGCTTGTTTCTTACATTGGTTACCGGAAGACCAGCAGCACCGTCAGTCAATCCACCTCTGTTGAAACCAGCAGGGGCGAACCAAAGTGCAGTTTGGTTTTCCGAGAAGGACATAGCACCAAGTGCTGCAACCGATGGCGGTGCCCAAACACCACGACCTGTGATAGTATCCGAGATGCGAACCCAAGGATAGTAAGTAGCACCATAGCTTGAGTTGAGGTTACGGAGTTCCATGTTCTGTCCAACTTCAACAACATGCTGCATGATTCCACCTTGACCAGCACCGGGTGTGATTCTGAGTTGCTCGCTATTGGAGTTTTCAGATTCTGGCAAGTATCCGCCTTTTGGGTCCATGATGATCATAGCATCACCTCTTGATTCGCAGATGCGAAGACCGTGAGTTGTCAATCCTTGGTTGACGACACCCGGAGCAGTCAAGATGTTTGCTTCAATAAATTCTGGATCTGCGAACATATCGATAGCTTTCTTTACAGTGTAGAACATAGCTTGTCCTGTTTCTGTAGAAGCTTCTGGAAGTGCTCTTGTCTGGTTGAATGGCTCTTCCTCGGTGATATCAAATCCATTGAATCCACCAAACATTGGGGAAGTAAATCTGTCATATCCTCTATCAATAATGCTCTTGTAAGAACCAGATCTTGCAGTAACAGAGTCACCCTCTGCTCTTGAACCAGAGCGATAGAATACTGTGTTCTTGGTGTTGAACTTGAATACCAAGTCATCCAAGGAGAAGTACCAAGAAGTCTTTGTGTTGTTTGCAGATGGGGAGAAAGTTCCGCCATTTGCGAGTGGGAATACCAAGTCAACCATGCTTGGCTCGTATACTGTCGACCCACTAGATCTTGTGTATTGAGCACCGAAGTATGCTTCAGTTGGATCCGAAAGATCTCCGTCTGAAGAACTTACTCGAAGTGGTACAGTTGGATGCTTGACCGATCCAGTAAATTGTGCAACCCTATCTTCACTAACAGCTACTGCTGCTGCAAGAATAAATTCGTTAGCTCCGGCAGAAACTCTTTCATCTGCTTGGAAAACACCACTTGCTCCTTTACCAGCAGTAAGAGGGCTTGTAACATCCCCATCGTTGTCTGCCAACGAACCAGTTGAAATAGAATCACTGGAACCGGAGATGGTGATATCAGACAATGTGATTGGTCCTTCAACACCGAATGGAAGCAACTCTGGATTGGTTTGTGCAGTATCTACAGCATTTGCCATTTGAACACGAACAATCTTAGATCTATTTGGGTAAGTTCCGTACTCAACCAATCTTCTCTGATCATCGTTCCACTCGTAGTACATATCACCAATCATCTTTGCGATGTAGTTCTCAGAGTTAGGATCCAAGCTAAGACCAGCGAATCTTTCTACATAAACTCTAGCATTGTCAGTATCGTGTGCATCTCTGATTGCCAATGTGAACGATCCATATGGAGTATTGTCATTCTTGGAATATTTGATGTCTTCGATAGAAATCTTGAATTGCTTCTGAATTTCTTCTCCCGAACTCAAGCCATGAACCTTGAACAATCTTGTAACAGAATCAAGACTTGCAGCATCATAGATTGGAGACAAAACATTGTTTGAAATGGTTGAAGAAGCAACAGTATTTCTCAAATCTTGAGAAATGAACCACCCAGTTCTTGGTTGGCGAGTAGCAAACTTAAAATCACCACCATTTGTAATGTCAGTGCTAGCTCTACCAAGTCTAACGATCATACCGTAAGCATCGGAACTTGTAATGGTTTCTGCAACTGCTCTTTCGTATGTCTGACCCAGCCAGTAAGTTGTAGACTGAGCACTATTGCTGTCAACAATGTTAGTGTTTGTGAAAGTTGGGTTTGTGTTGAATACCTTACGGATGTAATTCTGTGAAGACTGGTTGAAATTGAAAGCAGTCTTCTTAGTTACAGCACCACTTGAATTTATTACTTGTGCGGTGAACTCTCTTCCTGCTCCATTTACCATAGTGCAAGAAGAAGTTGTTGAATTTTCTATTGTCTCATCATCATCCGCAGTTACTGCCCCACGAAGTGTACCAGACAAGGTAACAATACCAGATGTTGTGTAGAATACGGCAGCAAGAGTTCCGTCAACAGCTTCAATGTCACCAGAGTCTCCAGCAGCAGAAGAGGAGTTGAACAAGTAAAGTCCGTATGCACCACCACCTGTTGTGGAGTTGACATCAGCAGATTTCCAACCTGCTTTACCAGCATCTGTTCCATCGTTGTCAGGAGATTGGTCCCCAAGGAGACGAATAAAAGTAAGTGGACTATTGTTTTTCAACCAAGCTTGTGCAGCATAAGCAGCAAAAGTTGGAGCAGTCGGTACTCCATATCTCCACAAGTCGCTGGCTTCGGCTCCAGCTACAGGATTGCCGAAAATTGTTACAAACTCAGAAAAAGAGTCAACTTTAACTGGCTGCATTGCCGGACCTCTACGGGCACGACCGATTACGAGAGGACCAATTGCCTCTGGTGCTTCCGGGAGTTGTGAGTTATCAATTTCCTCGATGTGTACTCCGGGTGAAACAAACTTAAAATCTTTTGCCGACATTTTATTCTATTCTCCTTTGAAACGACTAATATTCTTGACGAAATTATTTCTCTAATAAATAGTGTTTCTTTTTACCAAAGTCCAAAATTATTCTCTATACTTGCCATCCACTGCTGTATTTTCTCTATTTGTGATTCCATCGCCACTAACTGACAAGGGATCGCTCCATACAACTCGTTCTCTAGGAATCTTTACTTCCACGGCATTTTCTCTAATAGAATACTTTGGAGTGTTTTGATTGTTGCCTTCTCCAATTAAGTAGCCCAATACTTTCAAATCTACTTTTGTTTCGAATCTTCTCTCTTCTAGTGTCATGTCATCGATATTATTATTCAAAGCATAGTTACCCTGCACAAAAGTCTCATAGCGATGTCCATCTCTTTCGATCAAGAAGCTATTGATGGTTCCCGGTCTTGTTATGAACGGCTGCATCAATTCATTCATCTGCTGCTGGTATTCTGTTCTTAGGGTTATTGAATAGTTTATCTCCACATAGACAATGGGAGGGATTGAAATGTACTCGTATACAACTTTTTTAGTTGCTTGTCTTACAAATTTTGGTCCTACTCTATCATTGAATCTTCTACTTGCATCTGCATTTGCAAAATTAGATGTCTTGTCTTGCTTTATTCTTCTCGCAATAACAAGAGATCCACCTTTCTCTGATTGACTTTGAATTGGGAATTGATCTCCGTAGAAAGCTCCTCTGGTGTTGAGGTCTTTTACAACGGAGTTTCTTTCAATAGTAATCACAGGCAAGATAATCATGCCTTCATCATCTCTGTATGTCTGACTGTTCTTGATCTGGAAAGATCTTTCAGATGCTACCCATACAACTGGTGTCTTGCTCCAACCTTTATTTGTTGTCGCATGCAAGTCTAACTTGTCATTGATATAATCAAACATTGCATAATCAATCGTCTCAAAGGTTGATGGTGAAAAATGCAAGTCATCATCATATCTGCTGACATCTTCTGATGGTATACCAGTATATCTCTTATCAGTAGGCATTGAAAGTTCCTTTTCTTGCTCTCTTACATGTAGCCATTATTTCCATTTTGTGTTCTACTTGACCAAACAATTCTCTTGGTTCGTTCAAAGTAACAATCTCATAATGGAATTGACCGTATAAAACAAAGTCACCTTCTCTAACGAAAAGATTTTGATCCTCTGTCAATCTTCTTTTGTGGAAGTAAATATTGATGCTCGATCTTTTATCTACACCCATGTTTGCAGTATTTGTTTCTTGCCCTTCCCAACCAATCAAAGCATACACTCTAACAGGCGGCAAAAAGGTCTTTTGTATACTCTCTCCGTATAAAGGATGAAAGTTTGTTTTTTCCAGACTTATAGGATAATAAAGGATTGTTTGACCAATGACCCTCTCAATGACTTCATCATTGATCTGCTTGACCAGATTCCTTTCTTTCTCCCCAGTAAATAGCGGTGGAGGCGGATTTGTTGGTTGTGACCATTTGTTATCTGCCATTTACTTATCCTACAAATAATGAAGGTGGAATATTCTTCAATACATTCTGTGCTGATTCATTGATGTTGCTATCTTTCTCAGCAAGTTTCTCATATGTGAGTTCATCAAGAACTGTCTTCAATTCGTCTCTAAGGAGATTCTGTTCTTCTTTAGCCTCACTGACAAGTGCTGGACCATTCAAGGTTACATTATCGTTTGGAATAGGGATTGTCGCAAACTTACTTCTAATCAATCCCAACATCTCCTTACAAAGAGCAAGAGCAAATCTTCTGATCCATTGCTTACCAATAGAATTTATGTTATCATATGGTATGTTCTCGAATGGGAGTGTGTTCATGTTGCTCACTCCACTCGCTCCGTTTTCCTTCCCTGCCTCTTCATCCCATGGATCTGTCTCTACAGTGAATTCAACCCAATACTTTGTTGGTCCACCTGTGTACGGTTTTGGGAAAAGTCTAAGATTATTGTCCTTGACTTCGTAAGAATAGTGAGATGTTCTGGTGTAAATCGCATCTTCGAATGCCATTGCTTGTGCTTTGTTCTGCCAAGTTGGAATAACTTCGAATGTCGAATCATCTGAGTATTGTCCGTAGTAAGACAAGTTACCTACTGTATTCAAGCCACCATAGTATCCGTAGAATCTCCACATTGCATTTGGAGTCTTGTAGTATACTTTTCTAATAGTAACTCTCTTGTCTCCATTGTCTCCGAGCTTTTGGTAAAACGGGCTGTCAGTATCTGTTGTCGAAGTATTACTAATGATTTCTTGCAAGTCATAATCTTGCTGACCCGTTACAACATCAACAGAAGCAGAGTAAATTGGGGTAGTCCCACCAAGACCAGATTGTGTAGATACAGCATCACCAATTCGTAGTGCAGTCTGGAATTCATACTTGGGATATCTAAGTGCGACATTAGAGCCACTGAGAGCATCTCCATCTAGCAATTCACCGTCAGAATCAAAAGAACCTGTGCCTGCACCAAGAACACTTCCAAGCACATTCTTAGCTTGGTGTACATTGATCAAATAAGAATATTCAAGACATGCCTCTTCATAAGCTGCATATACTTGATACTCAGTGATCTCGATATCTAATACATCACCTCCAAGTTTCTTATAAACATAAGTTACTTGATCTGCTGCACCTTCTTTGAAAGCATTGAGGGCCTCTTCAGAGGATGCATGTTCAATGTACACTCCGTATGGAAGTGGATTATCTGAGCTATTAACATTGTCAACATTTCCAGTTACAGGTAATCTAGAGATGCTTACAGTGCTTGATGGTGTTAGAGTTGGGTAAGCCATTCATTATATCTCCTTGACACAATCGTATCATAGTAATTAGTTGTTTGGAAGACATAAAGCAAGTAGAAAAGAAAAAAGCCCCGCCAAATGAATGACGAGGCTCTTCGTGTTAGCTAAGATCGCTTGGATTATCCAAGAAGATCTTGACAGATAACAAGACCGTACATATCAGGTCTAACCATCTTCTTAGCATAACGGGTCATGACACCCTTACGAGGTACGAAGTCCTCGACACCGAAGATAGTTGGAGTTACCTGAAGCGGTACATATGGAGCATAGACATACCCGCTCTCAAGGAACGATCCGCCTTTTCTACCAACAAGAACGACATTTCTTGGGAAGTAAGGATCCACATAAACATCGAACTTCTTGCTCAACGAACCAACATTGACAGCACCGATAGTTCCACGATCAGCATCGTGAGTTACACTAGCACGGAAGCCAGCAGTGAACTCAAGGATGTTAGCAACTTCTGGTGAACAAACAACGAAGTTAGCACCACCACGAAGTGTCTTTCTGTGGATCTGAGCCGATACATCATTGATGGTTTCTGCAAGAGTCTCATACCATTCGGAAACAGTACCAGTGAAGTCAGCACCAAGCAATTCTTCATTAGCAGTTCCGCCAACGATTGGAGCACCAGTGTCTCTGGTTACAAACTTACCCGGACGACGGGACCAGTATTGAGTTCCAGCAGTAGCACCTTTGATAAGGTCTTCAAGGATCTCTCTGTCGATCTCAAGAGCGATCTGCTCAGAAAGAATGCTTGTAAGCTCAACTTCTGCATCAAGGTTGTGATAAGCATTGAGGTCTTGACCCAATTCTGGTGTCCACTTAGCCTTAAGCTTCTTGGTTTGAGCAGTAACCGCAACGGAATCAACTTTGATGTCGATTTCTGGGATTGCTTGCTGGTTTTCAAGCTGCCATTCAGAAGCACCAACAACAGATCCGATAGCATTGCTAGCATTGAAATTGTCATCGATTGGGAAGCTCAATGAGAAGTCAGCACCGGTTACACAGTGAAGCAAGTTTGTTCCGTCGATTGGAGTATCAACTCCGTTACCCAAAACTTGTGAACCAGTTGCTTCGAAAACAAGCTTAAGCTTGAAGATAGCAAGCTCAGGATCATCACCAACAGAACCAGTAGATACTTCAGTCAAACGACGAACAAGGCGACCACCAAGGATACCTTCTCCAGCAACTGTGGAATCCAATGTTCCCAATGCTACCAAGTTTCTCAAGTCCATCTGAGCCAAGTCAGAAGTACCGGTCATTTCAAAAACTGCAACCTGTGATCCAGAAAGGTCTGGGTCGAAGCGGCAAAGCTTGTTGAGTGTATTTTGATCAGCCGCCGAAATAGCATAGTCTCCTGTGCTTTGTGCGGCAGCACCAACAGTACCAGAAGCAACCAAGAACAATGGGTTAGCAGAAACATCAATCAACTCAGACCCAGTTGGGCTTGAGAAACCGTTGTTCAAGCTGTATGGTCCTCTTTCAAGGTTGTCGCCTGTGAGGGAAACACCACCAGTCAACTGGCTAGCAACAACTCCACCACCGTAAAGTGAAGAGTCATCAGGATATCCCGGCTTTGCTGGGCTTGGAATATCACCATTTACTGTGAAGTCCAAGAAGAAAATGAGTCCCGATGGGAGGCTCATTGGCTGAACACTAACAAGGTCGTTAGCGATCAAGGAACCGAATACACGGCGAACGATTGGGAATGCAACTGCTGCAAAACCCTCGACATCGCCACCAGCCATGGTGGATGCCTCACGAAGCAACTCTTTAGCTTGGTTCTCAAGCATGCGAGCCATTCCGTCTTTTGCACGGTCACTGTTAAGTCCCTCAAGAAGTCCGGTCTTCTCCCACTTGTTAAGTAGGGCTGCACCTTCTTTCTGGAGATCACGGTTGACAATGCCTTCTGTCAATTTATCTAATACAGACATTTTATTTAATTCTCCTATAAAGTTAGTTTAATCCGGCTAATCTTCGCATTCTATCGATACGAGGATCGGCTGGTTGTTTAGCCTCTTTAGTTTGTGGTAACAAAGTAGATTTCCTACTGACCGCTTCGCTAAGTGTTTTTGGGGACTCTTTCTGAGTGCCACTCACCGTGCTTTGAAGGGTTTCAAAGATTACCTTAGCTTCTTCTACAGAGTTGGCTTTTGAAATAGCTTCGACAAGTTTTGCTTTTTGTCGCCCATTCAACGAGTCGCTAATCAAAACCTCATTTGTATAAAGTAGCTTCGCATTTTGAACGGAGGTTTCGTTCAATGCATTTTTTAACTTGAGGACAACATCCTCAAAGTGTTCGGTCTTAGACTGGAATGTCTGGAGCTTTTCTTCAAGCTGTGCTTTTTCAGCTTCAAGTGCTTCTACAGATTCTTTCAACTTGCCAACTTCCATCTCTGCTTCTTCTGCATGTGCTTCCAATGCCTTATATTCTTCATGGGCATCATCCACCTGAGAAACTGGAGTTCCAAGCCAACCAGACTTTTCTGGTTCAAAGTCAAGAGTAAGCTTCTCGGCAAGTTCACCAATAGCTTCTTCGTCTAAGTTGATTTCTTCATCTTCAAATAAGTTAGTCAAGTCAATTTCGTCATTTTCCTGAAGTTCTTCTTTTTCTTCAGCATCTGCTTCATCTTCGAGTTCATCTTCAGCAAACTCATGACGATCAGTCATGTCTTCTGCTTCGTCTTCTTCATCAGCCAACTCTTGGTCAATCATCTGCTCAAGTTCTGCGAAGTCAAGTTCAATAACTTCTTCACCAGCAGCAGGAGCATCACTAACATCAGAAGCAGCCATTGGGATATTATCTATCATAGCTCCTTCTTCTTCGTTGATAACTTCTTCTTGATTGAGCATGGTATCAACTGCTTCTCTGATTTCTTGCGAGTATTTCTCAATAATTGTGGACTCTGCACTCTTAATTGCAGCTTCTTTGAGGGCTTTTGCATCGACGATTGCTTGATCTAACATTGATGACATTTGTATAATCTCCTAATATATAATCACAAAATAGACATTTTGCATCGTAATAAATAGTTCTATAAAATGTAAAAATACAAAAAAATAACAACTTAGTCTATGAAATCACTAAGTTACCATCTTTATCCCAAGAAAGATTGGTTTTACCCTCTAAAAAAGCTTGTATTGACATTAGATAAAAGTCCATCTCGTTTGGTTGTATCTTCTTTGATTCGAGTTGATTGTAGCACCATTGGATCACGGTGTTAATGATAAAAAGTTTAGGAAAGAATATAACATTGTCCTCGACCCTGTATTCTGGATCGTTCTGTTTCACATACTCAATGATTTCAGATCTATTGCTTATTCTCATAGGAAAGAAAGGTGAGGGCAGAGACCCGTAGATCCCTGCCCTCGATTTCAAAAAGTATTACTTCTTGAGGGCTTTCTTCAAGTCTTCAATCTGAACTTGTTGAGCCTTTACAGCCTCAACGAGAACCGAAGTAAGTCTTGAGTAGTCAACCCCGGAGATGCCTTCATTAGTGTGAACAGCCTTTGGAAGTACTTCTGCAACTTCTTGAGCGATGAAACCGAAGTCTCTTTCGCCGTTGTTCTTCCAAGTGAATTCAACACCGTTGAGGGACATGATAGTATCAAGAGCAGTGTCCATTGTCTGAACTTCTGTCTTCAAGCTTTCATCCGAGTAAGTAACGAATGCAGCAGCACGGATCTTGTTGATGTTATCCGATCCATTAGCAACATCGATAGCGAAGTCAGAGGAAGCATCACCACCAAGGTTCATGATTGTTCCGCCAGCATTGACGAAAGCAAGAGCAGCTTCCGAAGAAACCCACTGCATTCTTTCGCCAGAATCAGCACCATAAACAACGAAGTCTGCACCAGCACCGTCAGCACCGAATTGTACATTTTCGTCTACTGTAAGAGTTCCGTCAATGAAAACTCTACCAGCATCAGTAATGCTAACTCCAGTGGATCCATAACCACCACCGATAGTTACACTGCCCTCAACATTCATAGAACCAGAGAATCCAGCACCGCCTTCAATGATCAAGCCGCCAGCCATCTGGAGGTTTCCGGAACCAGAGAAGTGTCCGTCCAATACGATTGCATCCATCGAGGATACATACTGAAGGTTAGCTTCGTCTTCAAGTGCTCCACCTGCTCCAACAAATGGAATTCTTCCAGCAGTAAGACCGGAGATGGAAACACCAGTGAACTCTGGGCTATCGCCTGTTCCGAGTCCGAGGCTTGTTCTAGCAGTATCACCGCTTTCGTAAGCGAATGCACCTGCACCAGTAGCAACGATGAATTCACCGTCAGCAGCCGGAGCACCAAGTGTGTCGAGATCTTCAAGAACACCATCAACAGCAACAGTGATAGAAGAACCAAGGTCAACTTCTCCGATTGCAGCCATACCAGCACCAGCAGTAAGAGTTACAGAGTCATTTACAAGTCTTGCATTAGCAACACTTCCGTCCTTAAGAACAGCAGAGAACTGACCATCAGCCAAGCTCATGTCTACTTCGTCAGTATCAGCAACACTGAAGTGTGCTCTGACTTCAGCAGCGGATGGACCTGTGTAAGTAATAACACCAGTGCTTGAGTCGTAAGCGAGGCTTCCGTCTCCACCAGCATCAGTTACAGATACAGATGCTCTTGCTCTTGCTTCAGTGAAGTAGAGGTTCGATGCACCTTCTGCAAGGTCATCAGTGTCGAAGTTGTTAAGTTCTGCAATCTTTGTAGAAGCAATCGATCCAGACAACATATCATTTGTGATACCAGCAGCCTTAACTTGAAGACCATTAGTGCCATCGATTTCGATTGAGCTATCATCAACGATAGCAACAGCAGAGAACTGACCCGAGCCATCATAGCTCATGTCGATACTTGTGCTGTCAGCAACGGAAACAGCAGCATGTACTCTAGCATCAGTGTAGTAGAGGTTCGATCCCTCAGCCAAATCGCCAGTGTCAGCAGCAGCCATCTTTACATCCCATGATGCAGAGAAGTTAGCTGGCAACGAAGCGAATGCACCTGTTGAACTGTCGTAGGAGATGAGATCTCCGTCAGCACTGAAGTGTGCTCTGACTTCAGCAGCGGATGGTCCAGTGTAACTGATAACACCAGTGCTGCTGTCGTAGGACAAGCTTCCATCTCCACTTACATCGTTTACGGAAATAGCTGCTCTTGCTCTTGAGTCTAAGTAGTAAAGGTTCGATGAACCTTCAGCAAGATCATCAGTGTCGAAGTTGTTCAATTCTGCAATCTTTGTAGAAGCGATGCTTCCAGAAAGCATGTCGTTAGTAACACCAGCAGCCTTGATTCTCAAGTTGTCAGATCCGTCATCTTCAAGACCTGCACCAGCGAAGTCGGCTGGCTCAATGTTGAGAGTTACGGCAGCACCAAGGTCAACTTCTCCACCACCCTTGAGACCGTCACCAGCAGTAACAGTTACAGAGTCGTTTACAAGTCTTGCATTAGCAATGCTTGCATCTCTAAGTTCAGCACTAAACTGACCAGATCCGTCGTAGGACATATCGATTTCAGCAGTGTCTGCAACGGAAACAGCAGCATGTACTCTGGCATCAGTGTAGTAAAGGTTGGAGCCTTCAGCAAGATCACCAGTATCAGCAGCAGCCATTTTTACATCCCAAGATGCAGAAAGGTTAGCAGCAACAGTCGAGAAAGCACCAGTCGAGCTATCGTAGGAAACAAGGTCTCCGTCAGCACTGAAGTGTGCTCTAACTTCCGCAGCAGATGGTCCAGTGTAGGAAATTACACCAGTCGAAGAATCGTAAGACAAGCTTCCGTCTCCGCTTACATCGCTCACAGAAATAGCTGCTCTTGCTCTGGAGTCCAAGTAGTACAAGTTGCTCGAACCTTCAGCCAAGTCGTCAGTGTCGAAGTTGTTGAGTTCAGCAATCTTAGTGGAAGCGATCGATCCAGAGAGCATGTCGTTGGTGATACCAGCGGCTTTTACTCTGAGAGCATCCGAGTCCAATTCGATCGAGCTATCATCAACCTGAACAGCCAAGACACCAGAAGCGGCACCAAGACCATCACCAGCAACAGCAGACATGAAGTCTACAACACTGTCTCTACCAGCAGCATTGCTTTCAGAAGCATCGAGGAAAACGAGTTGGTCATTTGCTGGGTCGATGTTCGATCCACCCGGAACTTCGGAAAGAGCTTCGGAAACAACACCGTCAGTGATGTCGATACCAGTTCCACCAGAGAAGTGTGCTCTTACTTCAGCAGCCGATGGTCCAGTGAATGTGAATACACCAGTGGAGTTGTCGTAGGACAAGCTTCCGTCGCCGCCAGCATCGTTTACGGATACAGAAGCTCTTGCTCTTGCATCTGTGTAGTAAAGGTTCGAACCTTCTGCCAAGTCACCAGTGTCAGCAGCAGCCATCTTTACATCCCAAGAACCTGAGAAGTTAGCAGCAACTGTGGAGAAAGCTCCAGTTGAACTGTCGTAAGAAACAAGGTCTCCGTCAGCACTAACTGCTGCTCTAGCTCTTGAATCCAAGTAGTAAAGGTTTGTCGACCCTTCAGCAAGGTCGTCAGTGTCAAAGTTGTTAAGTTCTGCAATCTTTGTCGAAGCAATCGAACCAGAGAGCATGTCGTTGGTGATTCCACCAGCATCTACACTGATTGTGATAGCCTGTCCCGAAGCAGCAGCACTAAGTCCGTCTCCAGTATCAACTGTGAGAGATTGTCCAGCAGACAAGTCAATTTCGCCTGTTCCGCTGTCACCAGCGATTCCCAAAAGGGAACCAGCAGCAAGGTCGATCGCTTCAGCATGCGAATCACCTTCAAGTTGAAGGTAAAGTCTAGCTGCACCAGCCGAACCAGACGAGAAGAGGTAAACCCCTCCGCCCGGAGCGGATGCATCTACAGATCCAGAAATGTTCTGGATTTCTAGATGTCTTTTGTATTGAGTTACATCAAAATTAGCCATTTAGCAAATCCTCCTAAAGATTTATGGTTATAAGTTAAGAAAAAGACACACGAGGTGTGTCCATATATAATTAGTTTTTTAGAGAGGATTTAGAGGCTGAAAAAAGCCAAATAATACGAATTTGGCTGTAAACTATTGGAAGGAGGGGCTAAAAAAATTATCCAACACCGTGAGTATTGACACCTGAGCCGGAAAGTTCGTACATTTCGGAAGCAGGAATGCCTGTCAATTCGGCATACATATAAAAGCCCCCTAACGATGTTTGAGTGGGAGTGCCGTCACTAATATAGATCTCTTTGAACTTGCCTTCGATTTTGAGGGTGCATACAGATGCATCATAATTTGTATTACTAGCAAACAATGGCATTAGGTGATTTCCAGCAACAACACCGCCAGTAGCTCCATCCGCAGCAGAAACAAGATGAACTTTTAAGGCATCAGCATTTCCAGCAGATCCTGTGTTGACGAGTGTTATTGATTTAGCTACAGTTGGGAATTCAATCTTGACCTCTCCTCCGTTACCAACGAAAGAACCAGTCATGAATGGTTTTCCTGCTACTTGATATGCGGCTGAATTTCCTAATCCGCTCGCTCTTGGTGAATATATAGACATTTTTACTACTCCTAATCTTTATATCTTGCATCGTACTCTCTTTGGAGTCTCTTGATGGTTCTTCGTCTTTCTTCTTTCTTTCGTCTTCGTTTGGCCGCTGGCTTTTCGAAGAACATGAACTTTTGTCGCCATTCGTCTTGAATGCCTTCTTTTTTTACTTTTTTGATGAACCTCTTGATCATTCTTTCAGGAGACTCGTTTTTTCTTGGTGTCACTTCAACATGAACTGGTTTAGCTTTCTTTCCCATTTTGTACCTATTTTATTAGTTGTTTCCAAACATTTGCCCCACCAAGCAGACTTGAAATGTCTACTCCAGAGTCGCTTGGATCTACACCCTCTAATGCTGAAGAAGGTGCTCCTGTTGGTGCTGCTGGTGATCCTGCTTTTTTGATTGGTGTTGTGCCTTCAAAAAGGTCAACACCACCATAGGAATCTTTACCAATAGCATCAAGCATCTTTTTTCTTGTCTCGGCTAGTTTCTGCTTTTGCTTTTCTGCTGCTTCTAAACTAGCCTGCTCTGTAAAGGTCTGCTGTGTAGCAACTGGCTGTTGAACTGTCTGTGTTTGCCCCACTGCTTTTACTACTTCTGAAATGACACTCTTGAGAACACCCTCTTCGACGAGGACTTCTTTTACACTCTCTTTGATCATTTCTTTGAATTCGCTTTTCTTCATTTTAGTCCTTTACAATATCGTTCAAAAGTCTGTTGATCTTGTCGGCTTTAGTCCAAACATTTGGCTCTTTGCTTTCTCTCATCATGAAAGCACCAGTTGTGGAAGGTTCTGATACCATATCAAAACAGATCAACTGAAAATCGTCGTTTACTCTTGCTGCTCCGTTGTTTTCGTCAACAGTTCCCAAGCCACGAGAAGAAATGCCAACCTGACAGCCACCTTCAACAAGTGCTCTCAAAGTCTTGCCTGCTGGTGTGTCAAGCACTCTGATCTTTCCCATAACATCTTTGCCTTCAAACCAAATGTCTGTGACAAGGTGAGAAGCATTAGCGAGATTAACAATAGAAGACTCTGGGTGGTCTAACTCTCCCAAAGCTCTCTTTTCTTTTACCAACTTCTTGTAGTTCTCTACTTCTCTTTCAAGTACTCTCATAGGGTAAACTCTACCATTTCCGTTCTGTGCTTCTGCTCTTTGCATAACACCAGAAAGAATAAGCCCACCATTGGAGACAAATCTTTTTTCTTCCTCTGTGAGAAGATCTTGGCATGTACCACCCTCACAAAGCTGATAAAACTCTGTTAATAACATTTTACTCATAATAACAATCCTTTGACGGGCACCACCCGTGCGAGTTAGGAGCCTCTACAGCATCTTCTAACTGGTTGTAATCTCCATTTTGCTGTCATTTTGACCTCCTATTTACTCGTGAATATTGTTTATCTTTATTCCACTATCGCTAATAACAACATTCAAAGCATACGATGTTGCCGAAGCAATGCATCCCAAAATGAGTAAATTAGCGATATTATACTCAAAATTAAATAGTTCAGTGTAACCATTTATACCGAACAAAAATACCCCGACCCAAAAACCCGTACACATCGGGCAATGGATAAGTGCTCCAAACCAATCAGATTTTTCTAAAATCCATTCTCTGGCTGTTTCAAAAATGCTTCCGTAAACTAAGATTTGGGTCATTCCCCAAGAGGCGAGAATAAAATATAAAAGTTCCACTATTCGTACCTATACATCCCTGCTAGTCCATAATAATAACCCGGATAACCCGGACTAAGTGTTCCTTTCTTCTCTTCCTGTGGGACTTCACCAAGTTCGGTGCTGTCTTCTTTATCTGGGTGAAGTACTCTATCTTCTTCGGTTTCTTCCACATACTCGAATGATTTCATATAGCCCTGTTCTTCTTTCATGAAACCAGCAATGTTATAGAGCACTATTTCTGTGAGGTTGTCTACTTTAGCTTCCTTTGGATAGGTTGCTTCGATAGATCCAAATACATTTGATCCTTTTACAGATTCTGGCAGGATAACTCCTTTCTTGAAAAGGTAATCGAAAAGTCTGTTTTGGCTTTTGTAGACCAACTCACCAAAGTCCTTCTTTGAATAAGCAGTTACTTTGCCTGTCTTTTCGTCCAAAACAATATCCATATCAATGTGATTAAAAACCATAATCTGACCAGAAAGAGATCGCTTCATGTCGAGATTCTTGATCTCTCCCTCCATCACATCTAATGGTAACTGATTTTTGATATTGATTTTAATAGCCATTTTAGTTTTTTATTTCCCTAGCCAATTCTTGGATCTTCAAGATCTTTTTGAGATCTCCATCTTCTAAAGGCTTTTGGCTGAAACCTTCTAAAAGACCTAATACTTGATCTGCTTTTTGAAGCATATCTTTATCTTCTTTGAATTCTTTTGTTTCTTTTGCCTCGGATACCTGATCCTTGAGTCGACCGATTTCATCGTTCAAGTAGATTTGAAACTCAAGGTCTCCACCTACACCAGAGCCGATAAACCTAGAAAGCAATGCTTTCTGTTCTTCCAGCAAGCCAGAGTATTCTTTGTTGAATCTCTCAACAAAAGATGTGAATACAAGATTGTCAATGTGTCTAAGTTCTTTCTTTTCAACCTGCTGTGTTGCTTCGGTCATAATCTGAAGAGCATCTTCTTCGAGGAGCACTCTCTCTTTAGCAGAAAGGTCAAGGTTATTGAATACTTGGTGAAGTGTAGCTAAGTTCTTGTAGTTTGGAACAAAAGTAGTAAACACATCTTTCGAAAGCTCTTTGTTGATTCTAGAAATCATCTGGCTTTGCTCGACGAAAAGCTGCTTCTTGTTCAATACAGAATACTCAATCTTAGATTCGGAAAGGATCTTTTCGGCAATGTTCTGCTTTGTATCCTTTGTTTCTAAGATATTCTTGTAGATGCGAACTTCTCTACCCATGGTAGTATCAGTGTTGAAATGCTCTTTTACAATATTCAAGATAGTTTCTCTTCTATCTTGATCTTTTTCAACAGTAGCCTTGGTGAGTTCCCTTACAAGTGCTTCGTAAAGAAAAATAGTATTTCTTTTCTTGTTGTGTTTAATTTTCGCTGACATTCTTCTTTGTCTCCAATTCTGTAATCAATGCTTTTACTTGGTTATTGATTTCAAAGATTTTCTCTTCTTCTTTCTTATAATTAGATTCGTGTTCCTCAGAAATCCCTCTTGCCAATCTGGAAAGATCAGAGTACCCTTTATTGATATTTCTAGAGGTACTGCTGGCTAAGTTGCTTCCGGCATCTGAACTCATCTGCCTTTGCATTGCTCTCTTGCCTGAAAGGTCAGTTTTTTTCTCATACCACTTGCCCTTTGAAGCAGGAGTTGTTGTGAAGGTTTTACCCTTTACTCTCTTTTCCATTTTGTCATCTCTGTTAGCCGGTGGTACTGCTAAAAGATTTGTTTCTGGTTCTTCTGCTGCTGGCTCACCGCCACCAAGACCAAGGTCGGCTCCTTCTTCTTCTCCGCCAAGGTCCAAGCCGCCTTCTTCGCCCCCGAGGTCAGGAGCACCTTCTTCGCCTCCACCTCCAAGCAAGCCTCCGAGACCACCGCCGCCCGCTGCTGGTTCGGCTTCTGCTGCCTGATCTAACTGAGCAGTCACTATTCTGTCATGGAACATTTCTCTTTGGTTTCTCAAGAACTCTTCTTCTGAAATTGCAAAGAGATTTTCTGCAATCCATCGCTTTGAGAAAAACCCTTCTGCTGCGGCTGAAGCAACATCAAATTTAGTTCTCCACTGCTCCAAGTCTTGAAGTTCAGCAATCTTGGAAGGATTGTTCATTGAGAGCTTGAAAGAAATAAGATCGTTTTCTCTGTATCCCAAAGTGAAAAGGTGAATGATAGCAATCTTTTCCAACTCTGTAATAACAACTCTTTGTAATCTTTGGATTGTTCTCGCAAAACGAATGTCTTTTTGAGCAAGAGTTGCCTTGTCTTCATCAGCACCTTCACCACGGAAAAGGTAAGATTGTGGGACCTTAAGTGCCGAAAACAACTTGTCTTTTAGATACTTTACATCGTCGATGTCTCCAGTGTAAGTTCCTCCGGGCAGACTTTCAACTCTTGTCGACTGCCCAGCACGAGAAGGAATGAAGTAATCTTCATCAACTGACATAGGATTGTAGCGAAGATCAACACGACCAGTATCAGAATCAACAACTTGATTTCTCTTCATCGATGTCATGACCTTCTGCATATACTGTTCAACATCATTAGGAGCCATGTTTCCGACATCAACATAGAAAACTCTTCTTTCTGGTGAGCGGACAATACGATAGGCCATCATAGCATCTTCAAGAAGAGTAAGTTGCCTAAAGATCCTTCTTGCTGGATCTAAAACAGAAGTTCCATATGGTGCATACTTGTCGTTTCCAAGGATGCGGAAATGGGCAACCTGCCAGTTTTCAAATGTAAGACCAGCCGAATTCCATTGATATTGAACATAATTTGGATTTGTTTTATCTTGACCCTCTAGTCTTTCAACTTCTCTCAAGGGAAGGCTGATTACATTCTCAACACCTGTCTTTTCATCAATATCCAAATAAAGGATATAGTCTCCGTACTTACACAGAGTTCTGCACCAATTGAAAATATTGTGTTCCACATTCAATACATTGTGGAAAAGAGAATTGAGAATAATTTTGATCTCTTCGTTTTGGCAGTGAATATTGAGAAGGGGCTTCATGGGAGAGGATGTGGTCATCTCGTCAGCATAAATATCAAGGGCAGAAGCAATGATCGGCTCATATTCCATTTGATCAAAGTCAACATATCTTTGAAGCCTAGATTGATTCAGATAAACATTTGCCGCCAAATCAGAAAATGGATTGTATTCCATCTTCTTAAACTGCTTTCCAGAAGCAGAAGTAAACTTGCTAGAATACTTTTCTAGTTCCGATCTTCTATTCTGGTTTACATTTTGTGCTCTGTAATTGACAATAGGACCAGAGAAAAGCCTAGTCAACCTCTTGAACAGAGGAGAGGCTGGGTTTCTTACATTTTTACCATTTCCATTTCTTGGTGCCATCTTGTTTATCCTTTCAGAATCCAATTATATTTCATTTGTTCTTTTATTCTATCACTTGTTGCGACTGATTTATAGCCCTGTTGACCCGGAATTGTCGTGTTTAGTTCACTTTTTGATCTGGTCATTGTGCTAAGAAATGCTTTTGAGTATTCTACATCTCGCTGATTTGTTTCAAGTGCGGTGTCTCTAACCCAGCAGCCAATCGCAAAAGCCATTACAAGGTCGTCGTTATACATTCGCATTGCCTGTGGACGACCGTTCTGCCAAACAAATGTCTCTAACTCATTAAATAGTCTAGCAGAATATATTCTAACTAGTTTATTTCTAATGAATTCTTCCATTTTCGCCACAATCAAAGGTCTGGTCTTAGAGGTAGTCGAAAACCCAGCAACGGCATTTGTGCTAGTTTCTCCTATATAAGATTCGACATATTCGTGTGTAGACTTGATTGAGTAGTAAAGATTTGGATAAGCCAAGTCCCTGAGTTTATCTAAGACGGCAAAACCAACAGAGTTGTTCTCGATGACCATTAGACACTCGCCGAACTCTTTGCCTACTTCATTCAACATATTGGCGAAAAGGTCTGGTGTGATCTTTGATTTGTACTCTGCGATAATCTCCATTGTTTCCAATTTGAAAATGTGGAATACAGAACTATCTTTGTCATCTCCACGAGCAACATCGGCTACAAGAAGATAGCTTGCTCCGGGTTGGTACTCTTCCCAAATCCAAAAGTTTCTATCAAAACCTGTTTTATATTTTGGTTCTGTCAGACCTTCTTTGATTTTCGCCATATCGTCGGGGTGAATAACAGTTTCACCAGACATATTGAAGTTGCACTCATACTCTTGGGCAATCTGCCTTTGAGACATATTTCTAGTTTCTTCCTCGAACCATTCTTGGTCTCGGTCAGGATGAACATCCCAAGGAAGAACTGTTGGGAAAAAGTCGTTGTTGCCTGTTTCAGCATCAACATAGGTTTGGTGGAACCAGTTTCCTACACCATTTGGGGTAGATAGAGCGATACAACGACCCCCTGTTGACAAGGTAGGATAAAGACCTGTCCAGAGTTCATCAAGCCCTTCAACATGTGCAGCCTCGTCAATAACAAGGAGGGACAAAGCTTCGGAACGACCAGCATCGCCAGAAGTTGTAGAGGCTTTGATCTGAGAACCGTTGTTTAATTCGAATGAAGTTCTGTTATCGATAGAGATACTAGCAATCTGCATCCACTCTGGTAGGTTTTTGATGATTGCTTTTACTTTCTTGACCAAGTTTGCTGCTGTTTGGAACTTGGTAGCCATAACCAAGATGTTTTTATCTCGGTGAAAAAGCATCATCCAAGACACATAAGCAGCAGTGATGGTAGAAATACCCAACTGTCGACCCTTCAGGATAATATTGAAGCGGTGATCGTTGAAATCGGTTAGTAGTTGGGTTTGGAAATCGTAGGTCTTGAATGGTACCAAGCCTTTGATTGGGTGCGAGATCCTCGCATAGTTGTTGATAAAGAAGTTAGGATCTTTACCACACTTGACTATTTCCGCAAGGATTTCTTTTTTGGATAGTTTGTAAGCCATTTCTCACAGTGATTAGTTTTTAGCAGCCTTCAACCAGTTCTTGATGCTCTCGTTGAGATCTGCTGGCTTATCCTCTTCTAATACCCCTTGGGCACCACCGATCTTGTAGATTGAAGAAGTCTGGTACCAAGTACGGAAGTTGGACATCTTTTGAACTAAGATATCAGTTTCGCCTTCTTTTGTCAAGCGAAGATTTCCGCCTGCTGCTCCTCTGTATTCTTTCTGAATAAAAGAAATGATATCAGCAATCTTTTGATCAACCATTCCTTCGAAGTCTGGCTGTTGAACATTCTTGATAGTACACTCAGAAGAATAACTCAAGATCATCTTGTCACCTTGAAAGCGAACCTTAAAGCCGTCAACAAGTCTGCTGTCTGTTACAACATTGTCGACTTCTCTACGAAGACCAATCTTTATTGGATTGCCTTCTTCGTCAAGTGCTCCGTCATATCCTTTCTGTCCTACGATGTTCTGGATTGTCTGTACGACATCTAAAATATTAGCCATTTTTATTCCCCTTATAAAAGTTTCCTAGAAACTCTACTCTTTGGTCTAAGTCCATCCACCTTTCTTCTCTGCCTTCAACAAAATGCATATAACACTTGTAGCAGCAGTCATACTTATTCATATATACATCGTCTTTTGGACTAAATGAATACTCAAAGCAAGCCGGACAAACACGGTCTTCGTCTTTAGTAAGTAGTTTTTTTGATAGGAAAAAACCATCTTTGTTTATCTTTTCAGTATGTTCGCTTCTTTTGAGTTGTTTTTTATATACTCTCTTAATTTGTTCAAGATAGTCAAGTTCCTTTTCCTTGGTCCATCCGGACTTTGGATTGGTGATTGTCTGGGGACCGTATTTCTTTGAGATTGCTTGTTCTATCTTTGCGATAGTGTTTAGATCAGGTGTCTTCATCATGCCCTATTATAGGTTTATTTTATCTAGTTTTTCAGCCAAAAGATCAAGTTTCTTTTCTAGGTTGATTATTTTTTTGTCTTGGGCTTTTACACCCTCGACCAAGAATGAGATGATACGGATATAATCCATGCTGTTTACATGTTCGCCGTCTTGGGCGAACTCAACGATTTCTGGTAAGACCTTGCCGACTTCCTCTGCGATAAATCCATAGTCAAGTTTTCCTGTGTCTTTCCAGACATAGGATACACCGTCTAGTTTCTTGAGAGTTTCCAATGGATCGACTAAGGGTTTTACTTCTTTCTTGTAGCGAATAGAAGAGTAAGTAAGGTAAGCATTTGCTTTGATTTGTCCTGAAGCATCACTATTGTCTGGTAAGGTGATCGCATGTGTAATGTCGTCTTCTGCGACACCTATTCCAAGGTTACTATCGATATACACATGAGATCCAGAAATAACAACTCCGCAATCAGAGCCAGAAAGTTCTAAGAAATCTCCTTCTCCATTTCTAAATCTGATGTAGCTCTCTTTGTTGTCTCCAAAGAAAAGTTTGGTATTATCACCAAAAATCATATTCCCAATAGTTCCGTCTGTTTTATCGCTAGTAATCTGAACTTCACCACCAATACGAAGTGGCGAAGCACCTTGGAGTGTTCCAGCAATCTGAATGGTTGATCCAGAAAGAACAATACCATTGGCAGAACCAGAAATAACCATAAAGTCATCGCCGTTTTCATTGTACTCTATGTGGCAGTCGTCATTGTCTCCAAAGATTATCTTTTCGTCGTCTGGTATGTTGATGTCTCCGTTGGCATCAATCGTCCATCTATCGGCTGTTGTTCCGCCTACCCTTGTTGAAATACCAAATACACTATTTCCATTTGTGTCTGAACCGTTGGCATCCCACCGCATAGTTCCTGCTGTTACAAAACTAGATCCATTGTAAGCCTCGGCATTGAATCTAAAGAAGTAATCTGTAGCAGCCACAGCAGAAGGAGATGCTGCTGTTCCCCTTGCTTTTCTTGAGCGAAGGTCCGGGGCATCTTGGCTGTTGTCGTATTGAGACAATCTTATTTGTGCTGTCTGTGAAGATTCACCGACAATATGTAATCTTGTTGATGGAGAAGTGGTGCCGATTCCAAGGTTGCCATTTACAAATAAATCATTTTGGAACTGACCGTCTCCGCTAGACGGGATACCAAACACAGGGGCTCCATCATCGCCCCCAATACCACTTGTTGGAACTCCAACACCAAAAACAGCCGCACCACCGACAATAACATTAGAAGAGGCAGACACTTGACCGTCGACGGTAAGGGTGTGAGTTGGAGTAGTTGTGTTTATACCAACTCTATTGACCGAAGAGGATACATAAATAGTATCGTCTTGAATTGCTTGATCTGTAGAACTTCCTATAAAAATGTTGCCTTCGTCTAGATTTGGTGTAGCATTTGTTCTGCCAGCACCACCAACTTTTACTTGACCAGCACTCGCATCAACTCTTAGAACTCTACCAATATTCTGAATAAGGGCACCAGATCCAGTTGGAGCAGAATTGGTTAGACTACCTGATACTCCGCTAGAACCGGTTTGGACATACAAGGTATCGCCTTCTGAAAATCCGTCGGTGTCCATTCCCCTAAGAGAACCAAAGGTAACAATCCTAACTTCTGTGCCGGGGTTCGAAGTGCCGTCCGCAACCAATCCCATAGCAGGCATTTTACTTGGATCATCTGCCGCTGCCAAAGCAATTGTTGGTGTGTTTCCAGAAACTCCGTCAACATAAACGACTTGACCTCTGGTTAACTGTGCCCCTTCATTATTGATTGCTGTAAAAGAAACGGCACCATCATAGAAGTTTCCATAAAGGTTTTCGTATTTGTTGTCTACTTCGCCTAAATCATAGGTGCCATCGGACAAAGGAATGATGTGAGAAGAACTTAAGTAACCATTGGCAACAGTAGACCCTGTGATAGAAAGCTTAGAGCCGTCGAATGTAAAGTTGGATGAAGCACCGAATTCGCCATTATTATTATATTGGATTTCAGTGTTTGCCCCTGCTGGATCAGTACTGGTTTGTAATTGACTTATTTCTACTCTTTTTACATTGTTGGCATCATCAGCATCAGCTAAAAGAATAAGGTCGGAATCTGTAACTGTTATGCCAGTTCCATCAGTGGCATTTGCAATATCAACAGAAAACACCCCTGAAGAGGCTGCGATTCCGTTTCCAGCCATGGCTGTTGCTAAATCAGCAACACTTTCTTTTTTCGAAGCATTACTGTCATCGGCATCAATGTATACAATACTGTCGGCACTGACATCTATGGGCACATCTGTCAAACTGTCTAGATCTAATGCTAGAGATACATCACCGCTAGTTCCCCCTCCAGACAATCCTAGTCCGGCCGTAACACCAGTAATGTCACCTGCAACCTGAGATTGTTGTGCTTGTTGTCTGATCAAAGACATTAGCTTGGCATGACTATACTTTCCAATCGCCATTAGTTTCTAATCTCCACAGCGACAGCAAAGATACTAACAGACAAGACTATTCCGCCGATAACTCCTCCAGCAAACCACCAGTGTGAGTAGTCGTTTGGGCTTTTTAGTGCTAGTTCTTGTAGCCGCTTGTTCTCCTCATCCTTTATATTGAGAAGACTTGTGTATTTTTCATTAGCAGAGTTTAGTTTGATCTCGCTGATTTTCAGGTCGAGTTCCAACTTTGCTCTGAGTATTTCCAGTTCCCTATCCATTTCTATTTTACACTCTTCTGCCGTGTATTTTTGGTCAGTTAGGACTTTGGCTGCTGCTTTCGTATCCATTAGGATACCTGTGAAAGGTGCTCGCTTGCCCTTCTGGATCTGAGTTATAACTCCCTCTTGTGCCCAAGCAGGGAAAGCAAAGAGTATAACTAAGATTATGGATAGTAGTTGTTTCATTCTTTCTTTACCAGTTCCTTATTTACAATATCATAGCCTTCCACAACTCCTACCTTTTCGTAGTCAAAGCCGGGGAGTAAGGCAATCTTCTGCTCTGGGAACTTACCATTCACAATAAACGAACAAGCCTGACCTACCACTTCTGTAAATAGTGCTGGGTGGGACTTAGGAGGCATTGTTTGTAAATGAGCATTATAAGAAGCAATCTCGCCTTTCGCATCGAATTCGGTGCCTCGCTGAATATGCGACATGTAATCATGGATTGCTCTAAACTTAGCATTTGTTTCTGGGTCGAAAATGTCGTGTTCCGCATCAAGGGTAGAGATCTTGAGAACACCATTTTGCTGAACATCCTGTCTTAGTTCTGCCGCATTTTCGTATGGGTGCTCTGGAACAAACTGAACATCAACAACACCTTCGATCCGCTTGAACATCTTATCTACAAATGGTTTCATTGCCTCGAACGAACTAGCAGCAGCAGGATCGAACTTAGGTGCCTTAGCATAAGCCTCGGCTACTAGTTGGCAATACTTATCCCAGCCGTTTGGTCCGGGTTTCAGCATTAGTTTCTCGTTCATTACAAACTTTCGCCATTCTGTTATAATCTCTTTCATTGTTCCTCCACCAACTCCTTGACTTGCTCTGGGCTTCTTAGGTTATAGCCTTCTGGATTGAGTTGGGCTGGACTGTTTCCTTTGCTTACCTCTTTCCACCAAGCCTCCCAAGTTCCGGGTTGGGCTTTGTTTTTTATGTGGTTATAAGTAATGATAATAGGAATGTCTATGTCTAAAACTTTTCCAGCCATTACCCTGTGGTGTCCGTCGCCAAAGCCAAAAACACCGTCCATAAAAACTGTGACTTCTACTGGATTGCTTTTTGTATCAACAGTTTCAGCCCATTTTCTTTTTTCTTCGTCTCCGAGTTTTAGAAAGTTTCTCCACTTTGGCTCGGTTCTGTATTCTCCCATATGAGATTTCAGAAACCTTGCTGGAAACATTATCGTTTCTTTTTCTTCGTTGATAAACTTATTCCAGTTTTCGAGTAGCCGCTTCATTACTCTTCACC